TTATTCTTCCACGCTCCGTGGTGTCCACCGTGCCGGTTTTTTGAAAAGCAATTTATTGAACCTTTGGAAGAACTGGTAGGGAGTGAAAGAATTTGCCGCGTAAACGTCCAGAATGAGCCGTCTATGGCTGATAAGTATTTGGTGGATAGATTGCCGACAGTAATTATCTTAGACGGTGAGAAGGTCTATATGCGACGTATGGGAGCTATTGATATTGATGAGATTGCTGGAGTTTTATATCGAGGTGATGGCGATTGATTGAAGTAATGGTCCGGGATGACCATATAAGGATTTCAGGGCATGCGGGTTACGCGGGACTTGGAAAGGATATTGTGTGTGCAGGTGTGAGCGTATTAGTTCAGACGTTGGTCAAATCGATTAATGATCTGACAGATGACAGGCCGGAACAGGAGATTTCCCCCGGAATATTTTATATGAATATAAAGAGTCTATCAGAGCAGGGAAAGTTGCTGGTGGATTCTTTTTTTATTGGCATCTGTGGTATTGCGGAAGCCTATCCGGATAGTGTCCAGGTTATTTGACCAGGCGTGAAAGTCAGAAAACTTTACGGAATAAGTCAGGCGTGGTGACTTTAAACTACGGAAAACAGTGCGATAGTTTTAAAAATCGGAGGTAAAGAAAAAATGAAACATATGAACAATTATTACGGACAAGTGGGAGTATTTGGAAAACGCAAGATGAACTTGCAGCTTTTTGCTGAAGCAGCAGGAACGGATTCTGGAGAAACTGGTGAGGGTGGATCGGCATCGGAACAACCTAAACCAACAGAAAAGCCAAAAGAGACTGATGATGAATCGAAGCCAGTGGTCAAATACACAGATGAAGATGTCGATAAAATGTTTGACCGAAAATTTGCTGAGTTGATGAAGAAACATCAGAAGGAAATGGATGAAGCCAGACGACTGGCTGAAATGAACGCACAGGAAAAAGCGGAGTATGAAAACAATAAGCTTAAAGAGCAGGTCCAGGAACTGATGAAGAAAGAAGCACGTTCAGAAATGTCTAAGGCTGCCCGGGCAATGCTCAGTGAAAAAGGGATTAATGCCAATGACGATTTACTCAGTACATTGATTTCTGATGATGCGGATAAGACAAAAAAATCCGTGGAGAACTTTATTACTCTTTTCCAGGAAGCGGTAAATAAAGCGGTCAAAGACGCTCTGAAAGGCGAACCGCCAAAGACAGGGACGACATCAGGGCTCACCAAAGAGCAGATCATGAAAGTGGCAAATAGGGCCGAAAGACAGCGCCTGATCAGAGAAAATATAAATTTATTTCAGTAGGAAAGGATGAAAAAGATGTATAAAAAAATGAATTTACAGTTATTTGCAGAGCCGGAAGGTATTATTAAAACTACAGATTTAGAACCGGCTATTTCCGTAGATTTTACATCTCGGCTGAGTTCTAATATTGCGGAACTTCAGAATCTTTTAGGTATCGTGGATTTGGACTCTATGGCATCAGGAACCGTGATTAAAATTTACAAAATGGAACAGGTCAATACTCCGGAGCAGGTAGGAGAAGGAGAAAAAGTCGGCCTCACCAAATTTAAGCAGACATTGGCACGGACCGTAGAACTCAAATTGAACAAATATCGTAAACAGACGACAGCAGAAGCTATTCAGAGAAGTGGACGGAATTTAGCAATCAACAAAACAGATGAGAAGCTTATTTCTGGTATTCAGAAAGAAATCAAGAGGAACTTTTATGCACTGCTTGAGACAGGGACAGGCACAGCGGCAGGGACCGGATTGCAGGCAGCCTTATCCGCAGCATGGGGCGCTGTAAAGAAATTTTACGAAGATGAAGATGCAACTCCAATCTTCTTTGTTTCATCAGATGATGTTGCAGACTATCTTGGCAAAGCTCAGGTGACTATGCAGACAGCATTTGGTATGTCTTACATCCAGGATTTCCTTGGACTTGGAACGGTAGTTATTTCGCCGACTTTAACGAAAGGCAAACTGATTGCTACTGCTAAGGAAAATTTAAGAGGTGCATACGTTTCGGCTAATTCTGGAGATTTAGCGGAATCTTTCGGATTAACAGCTGATACCACCGGATTGATAGGAATGACACATGCAACGGTTACTGAGAATGCATCTATTGAAACATTGATGGTTAGTGGAGTAATCTTTTATCCGGAATTTTTGGACGGTGTTGTGGTTTCTACAATTGGTTCTGAGGCGGGTTCAATGCCGGATTCGGCAGAAAAGGTATATACGGAAGAGGAGCTTAGCGCTCTGACTATTGAGAAAATTAAAGGTCTTGCAGCATTCCGAGGATATACGATCACGGCAACGACAAAAGATGAAATTATTCAGGAGTTTTTGACTCAGCAGGGATGAGCTTATGGATTTAGCGAATAGAGTTTTTAACCGTTTGGAAGATGCCGATGAGGATGTCCTTAAAGAATATATTGTTACCATAAAAGACCGGCTCTGTCTGAGATTGGGTGAAGAGGACCTTCCAGAACAATTTGAATCCATTTGTGTTGATGCGGTGGTTAAAATGTACCGTCGGATGTACTATGAAGGAATTGTCAGTGAAGGGACCTCTAATCTTACGACATCTTTTGTAAATGATATTTTGGCAGAATATTCACAGGAAATATCGGATTGGAAAGCGCGAAAAGCCAATAACTCTGGTTCTGGCAGGATGGTGAGGTTTCTATGATCTGGAAAAAGTGCAAGTTATTGTTCCGAAAAAAAATGGGTGAGGATGAACTTCATAATCCATTATATGAATGGATTGAAGCAAAAAAGACTGTTGCCAGATTTACCCCTTGGACGGATGAGCAGATTGCTTTGGAAGGCAGGGAAGTTACAAAGAATGAGCAAAGGTATGTTATCCCCATTTCTTTTAAGGATTTTCCGGATTGCCAGAAGGTAGAAATGGATGGACAAAAATTAGATATCACGGGAAAAATTGATTTATCGCCACGATGGACCCTGATTCAGGTGAAAACATATAAGGGAGTAGCGCCGCATGGGAATTGTCAATATTGAATTGAATAAAGCTGATATAGATAATTTGTCTGCGGCGCTAAAGGCGATGAGCGAGGTTCGTTTTAATGCTGTTGTCAAAAAAAATGTTACTCAAATGCTTGATGCGGCAAGGCATGGTGGAACGCCAGTAGATACAGGGGAACTTAGATTGTCCTTGAGTGCGTATGGGGATGAAATGGGTTATACCAAGGAGTATGCGCCACATGTGGAGTATGGTCACCGGACAGTTAATGGCAGATGGGTTTCGGGGCAGAGATTTCTAAAAGCAAATGCAGAGACCCAGGCCTTTATTTATTATCAAGACTTATTGAAAGCAATAAAGAAAGGGTGAGGCGATGTATAGGCAGCTTGGACTATTGGAATTAATTGCGGCAATTCAAGAAAAGATTGAAGATAAGACCGAATTAAAGTGTTATGATGCTGTGCCAGAGAATGCACTGAGCCCTTTTTATTTTGCTGAAGTAGTTGGAAAACGGCCGGCACATTCAAAAACCATGTGGCGCGACATATTCACGGTCTGGATTCATGTGATTGCCGAACCGACAGATTCATCGGTTCCGTTATATAGCTATATTCAAATGCTGGAAGAGGCTTTGACGGAAGATATCAGGCTTCCGGAAGGTTTTGAGTTGGTGATGCAGACAAATAATGGTGTTCAGACCATTAAAACAGATGAAACAAATGAAAAGCATGCGGTACTCGCTTATGAGTTTATGGTGTGCTATGGATTTAAATGGAAAATTTAAAGAGAGGAAGAGAATGGTGAATAAATATAATTTACAGCTTTTTGCGGGTGAGTATGATTCAAATACTTACTGTGATTTTTCAAGTACCGCGGCGAAGGCTATGGCTGGAAAGGATATTCTTCTCGCGGTTTGGAGCTTGGACGGTTCGAAATTGCTCGCGGTATCGGGGCAGCAGGGGTTGACAATTAATCGGTCAGCAGACTCGATAGAAATTACATCCAAAGATACAGAAGGTGGATGGAAGTCCAAGACGGCAGGCATGAAAGAATGGTCCATTGATAATGATGGTATATATGTTGTAGAAAGTGAGTCGCATAAGGTATTAACAGAGGCGTTCAACGAAAGTGAACCGGTATGTATCAAGGTCTATAATAATAAGGCTAAAAAAGGTATGTTCGGAGGTCTTGCGATTATTACGGATTATCCGATTGAAGCTCCTTATGATGATGCTGTAACATACAGCCTGACACTTGAAGGAATGGGAGCATTGGTTGATTTGACGCAAAATCCGTTAGAGACGGATACGGTTCCCGGCGAAAGTACCACAAATTAAAGGGAGGTAAAACGATATGATTGAGTATGATGGTAAAAATTATGTATTGAAATATAATATGAAGCGTATTGAGATGATTGAATCTGTAACGAATATGCCAACATTGGCTGAAATTAAGCGAACAGGTGGAATGCTTGGTCTCCTTTCATTGAAAACTTACATTGCATATGCGATTAAAGAAGAAGGGGATGATAAATTCTTGCCGCCGAAAAAGGGTGTGAAGATTGCTGAGACTTTGATTGAGAACAATGGATACGCGGATGTGTGCGGCATGGTTCTCGAAAGCCTTGAGAGGGATTGCCCTTTTTTCTTCCAAGCCGGTTAATCGAATTAGAACATTTTGTCGGTGAAAAACCCAGTGAAGATTATTTGAAAATAGCGGAGCCATATCGAAAAGATATTGACTTTGCTTTTTTTGCGGCAAATTTTGGGTATTCAAAGGAAGAGTATGAAGCATTGACTCCAAAAGAGCTTCATTTTCTCCGAAAGGCATGGGAAGACAAAGCGGTTTTGGAAACTCAGTTGTTTTATAATGCGGTATTTACGGCATTTTACAATGTTAATCGGCCAAAACGAAAAAAAGCTTTGAAACTTTGGCCAACGAAACAGGTCCAGAAAGGCGATATGAACATTATTAAGGGGAATCTTGATATGGTCCGCAAAATCGAAAAAGAAGAGGGAAAAGATTGGATTAAAACTGTTTATGAAGCAAATGGATTAAAGTTCCAAGGAAGGACGGTGCAGGATGGCTGATTATACATTAAGTGCAAAAATAACCGGCGACAGCACTGGGTTCGAAAAAGCTTTTTCTACAGCTCAGAAAACGGTAGATAGTTTCGAAGCTAGAATGGATGCCACATCACAAAAGATTAAAGATATTGGTGGAAGCATGGCTAAGTCTGGGGCTAAGTGGTCTCTGGCGGTTACGACCCCTATTGTCGTAGCCGGAAAGAAAATGATTAATGCGGCTTCAGATTATGAAGAGAATCTGAATAAAATTGATGTGGCTTTTGCGAATAGTGCGGATGTTGTAAAGGAGTGGGGCAATAATGCAACCAAGCAGTTTGGTCTTTCGAAGAATCAAGCTTTAGAAGCAACAGCATTATTCGGAGATATGGCAACTTCAATGGGGTTGAGTCATGAAGAAGCGGCAGATATGTCCATGTCTTTGGCAGGATTGGCCGGCGATTTGGCATCTTTCAAAAATATCGGTGTTGATCAGGCCATGACAGCCTTAAATGGTGTATTTACCGGCGAAACAGAATCGTTAAAGACACTGGGTGTTGTTATGACAGATACGAATCTAAATGCATATGCCTTGGAGAAGGGTATGGGAAAAACTACTGATCAGATGTCTCAGGCTGAAAAAGTCCAGCTTAGGTATGCTTATATTATGGATATGACGAAAAATGCTCAAGGGGATTATGCACGGACATCGGACGGAACAGCAAATAGCCTGAGAACATTTCAAGGGGCTGTTGATAATCTGAATATTGCTTTAGGACAACACCTTTTGCCGGTATTAACACCATTGGTCCAAAAGGCAACAGCACTTATCGAGAAATTTGCTGAGGCAGATCCAAAAACACAGCAACTTGCTCTAAAGATTGCTGCACTGGCAGCCGTCATAGGCCCTGTTCTGATTATCAGCGGTACGTTGATTAGTTCTGTGGGAAACATAGTTGGCGTGTTCGGAAAAGCATCAGGTGTCATATCGGGAGCAGGAAAGGTCATTGGATGGATTACAAGTCCTGTGGGGCTCACGGTGGCGGCGATAATTGCTTTGATTGCCATAGGATATTTATTGATAAGTAATTGGGAAACGGTAAAAGCAATTGCTAGCGATGTATGGATTGAAATTCAGAGCCTGTTCCAAATGTTTGATAATTATCTTACAGGAATATTTACGACGGATTGGACTCAGAGTTTTGGTATATTTGGAAATATCCTTAATGGATTTTTTGCTAATGTATCGAACATTTGGAATGCGGTCAAGCGAATCTTTTCTGGAATCGTTGATTTTGTGGCTGGCATATTTACGGGGGATTGGTCGCGGGCCTGGCGAGGTGTCATAAATATTTTCGGAGGCATATGGGATGGACTTGAAGCCATAGCCAAGGCGCCGTTAAATGGGCTGATATCTCTTGTAAATGCGGCCATTGGAGGCCTGAATAGTATCAGTGTCACTATACCCAATTGGGTCCCAAAATATGGGGGCCGCTCCTTTGGAATCAGTATTCCGGCTATTCCGTATTTATACCATGGTACCAATGACTGGCAGGGTGGATTGGCCTATATGAATGAAGGTGGTCGTGGTGAACTGACTTATTTGCCGGATGGTACACAGGTGATACCTCATGATATTTCCGAGAAATATGCCAAAGAATCTGCGAGAATGAACCGAGGCATTGAACCGATAGATTTTTCCGGTATCCTTGAAGGGATAACAATATTGGTGGATGCGTCAACATCGGTCGATGGAACTCGCCTGAAAGAATTGGCAGCAGAGTATACGATTCGAAAAATCGGTAATCAGCAGAGAGCAGTATTAAGAGCAAAGGGGGCGTAATTTTGTTAGAAAAATATGACCTTCAATTTAATCAGAATACCGGCCGAGATTTTGGAATTATTTTGTATGATTATCCGGAAATTGAACAGGCAAAACATAATTACAATATATACTCTATTCCTGGAAGAGATGGCGAGATGGTGTCCTCTGATGACCATCTAAGCAATATCACAGTAAAGTGTACATTTTCTGTTTTGTCTAAAAGGTTGATGCCTAAAATAAGAGGAATAAAGCGGTGGCTTTCAGGAACAGGAAAGCTCAAGTTTACGGACACTGCCGATGTCTTTTATGAAGTTTTGAAGGTGGAGTGCGATTCAATAGAGAGAGAGCTTCGCAATTATGGAAAATTCTCGGTGATTTTTACATGCTATCCCTACGAATTTGCAATTGAGGGTCAGTATCCTAGAAAGATAGAAGAAATCCGTCATAATGGATATGATAAATGTATGCCACTGTATGAGATTTGGG